AGCAGGGCAGGGTAGTTATCAAACGGCACCGACCACAGGCCGTTCGCGTGCGGCGTTCCGAAGTCCCCGGTGACCTCCTGAGGGATCAGCTGAGCGGCAACCTGCACGGTTATTTTGGCCGCGTCCGTCTGCAGTTTCTGCTCATCGATAACAGGATCAACCGTGATCTCCGGATTCATCGTGTCGAACCGTTCCCTCAGTTTCGCACCCAGGCCGTCAGGATCCGTCTCATTGAGCATGTTATCAAAGACCTGCTCAATCAGTCCGACACCCTGCTCATCGTTGTAGAAGCCTTCGCTCTCCAGTGCGGCCTGCAGTTTGTCCCGCGCGTCAAAAGCCGCCTCCGTGCCGGTCTGCGTGTAAACATCCCAATAGGCTTTTGCGGCCTTCACGGCCTCATCGCTCATCGTATCGATGACGCCGCCCTCTCCGCCGTTTCCGCCGTAGATCGCGTTCAGGTTTTCGTCGTTCAGGTTCGCATTGATCATCGCCGCGCCCGCCGCGGCCATCCCGGCCTGAGCGCCGGCAAAGATCGCAAACGGCGAACCGGCGCCCGCGGCCAGTTTGCCCAGCCATCCGGCACCGCCAGCGGCCGCTCCACCGGCACCGGCGCCGCCCGCTGTTGCCGCTCCAGGGATCTTCAGCCCCTTCAGCCCGGCCAGCAGCTGCACAAACGTCAGCACACTTTCGGAAACCTTCAGCAGTCCGAAGCCTCCAGCAATCACTTCCAGCGCGGTCACCACGCTGTCCTTGTTGTCGACCAGCCACTGCAGCACGCTGATAACGGTGTCCGCGTTGTCTGCCCAAAACTCATTCTTGAGCAGCGCCACCTGCTGCTGGATGCTCTGGAAGGCGTCGTCTGCCTCTCCAAGCTTTTCGACCTGCTCATTACTCAGCACATTTTGGCTCTGCGACAGCCGCTCGTACTCTTCACGCCCGGCCTTGAACAGCGGCACCAGCTCGCGCCAGCTCCGCCCGAAGAGGGCAGTTGCCTGTGCGTTCTGCTCCGCTTCGTCGCCCAGCTGCATAATGGCCTCTCCGGCCTCCCAGAAGGTGCGCTCCGCGTCCCCGTTGTACTCGATCCCCAGGAACTCCAGCGCCGTCATCGTGGCCTTTGTACCCTTGCCGACACCGGTCATCAGCCGCTGCCTGGAATCCAGGATGGCGTCCACATCCGTGTCGATGTAGGCGGCCACGTTGTCCATCTGCTGGATGGTTTTGGCGTCCACGCCATACTGTGTGGCCCGCGTCAGCACATCGTCCGCCCATTCGGTGGAATCCATCGCGGACCGCGCGACCGTCCGCCCAAACCGCACGGCCGTCTGTGCGGCGCTCTTCAGCCCGTCAGTAATCTTGTTGACAGAGCTGACTACCTGGTCCAGGCTGACTTTTTTGCTGATGCCGTTGACGCTCTCCGTCAGCTGGTCCGCGCCCTGTTTGGCGTCCTTCTCACTTTGGGTCAGCTTGTCCATCTCGGTCTTGGTGTCCAGCATGCCGGTCTGCGCGTCCGTCAGCCGTCTCAGCATGTTCTGATAGGCGCTGCTGACCTTGCTGACGCCCTGGCTCTCCATGGTCTTCAGCGCGCTCTCCGCCTGCTGGGCGACGGCCTTCTGCGCCTCCATGCGCTGATTCAGCAACCTGGCCTTGTCGGCCATATACTGTTCCTGATCGCCGGTCGCTTTGAACTGCGCCTCGTTCCGCTTCAGTGCGGCATCCAGCGTTTTGACACTGGCCTGTGCCTGAGACATCGCCGTTTTGTACTGGCTGATGCCCGTGACTTTCATATTGGTCGTAATGTCGGTGGCCATTGTCTCACTCCCTCATAATCCGATGCTGCACATCGTCGTATTCCCGCCGGTATATAAAATAATCCAGCACCTCGCCCGGCATCATCTCCATGATGTCAGGATACCTGAGGCCGGCAATCAGCCCGTAGCTGATCACCTTCCGGATGGTCAATCTGTACTCCCGTTTTTTTTTCGGATCTCAATCAGCGTGACATCCTGATCCTGCTCCGCCGAATGATCCGTCTCCATGTACCAGCCCTTCGTCAGGGCGGTCAGCGCCGCGACCCGGTAGGAGAACAAGTCCTTCGGAATCATGTGGTCAATGATCCATTCGTCCGTCAGGTCTGCCGGTTCTCCTGCGGCCTTCAGCCCCAGGTTGCCCATGATCCTGAGCGCCGTCACGACCACCTTCGTGTTCGGTTTCCTGCGCCGGTTCAGCGCGTCCCGCAGCGCGTCAAAATCCATCTCCAGCTCTTCGTCGATCTGGATCTGCGCCCGGATATTGTAGACCAGCTGGAACTGTCTCCCGCCGATCCGGACCGTGATGTTTTTGATCCGTTCCGGTATGATGTCATCCGTCTGCCGCTCTTCAGTCATTTCCAGCTCCACAGCAGTCTTATTCTCTTCCATACTCCTTATTCATCCTTTCCAAAAGAAAACAGCCCCTCCGGGGCGGAGGGGCCGATGCATCAGCTATTAAGTGAGTCCGGCCCGTCCGTTTACCCAGGCTTTCGCGGCCGGCTCAGAGTCGAACCGCATATAGTCAAAGTAGCTCGCCTTGCCGGAACCGTCGATGAAGGCGCCCAGGCCGGTGAAACTGGTCTGCGGATGGTTCCATTCGATCTGCCGCTGTTTGGTCAGCGCGCGGATGTTCCTCATGGAGAACTGGGCCTTATGGAACCAGTACGCGTCGTAGTACCGCTCGCCGTGGAGCATGCCCACATGCACGAAGCCGAAACCGACCTCAGGCGCGGCATCGTCTGTCACCTGATAATGGGTGACGGTGTTGCCGGTGCCGGTTTTTGCAGTCCATCCCAGCAGTTTCTCCCGCACGGTGGGCGCCAGGTCGTTCGTATCGACCGTGCCGTTGTATCCCAGGATGCCGTTGTCGTTCTCCTGCGGGATGTCATCGCCGTAGTCGATATTGTCGTTGGTTTCAAAATTGATATTCGCCTCGACGGCCGTGCCCATGACAAAGCCGGCGCCGTAGGTGATGGCGCTCCCGTCGGTGTGGCTCGTAACAGGAGCCGCCACCGGGTTACGCATTCCGATATAAGCCATAACCTATTCCTCCTATTTTTTGGCAATTTGCTCGATCAGGGCATCTGCCGTTTTGACCATTGCGGCCTGTGCCGCGCTTTTGCTTGCCCGCTGAGCCTTCCGGAACACGGGCTGCTTGTGCATAAAGCTTGTGCCGCTGTTAATGCTCCGGGCCAGCAGCTTCACAGCCACCGGACGCCCGTGCAGCTCAACATATCCCTCGGCCACGCCGACTATGGTATTGATTTCCGGTCCGCCGTCGCTGTTGAACTTGGAAATGCCGGTCTTGCCCTCCAGGGCGGCCTTCTCTTCCGGCAGCGCGTACCGTGCCCGGTTCCGCATGGCCCCCGGCCAGTTGCGCGGACCTGTCCTGATGCTTTTGACTGCAGACGCGTAGGCGTTCGCCACTACAGCGGCGCCGTCGTAAAGCGCCCTGGCGGCAATCGGCCCGGCCATCTGGCCAAGCTCGCCCAGCATCCTGTCCAGCTCTTCGGTGCCCGTGGTTTCCATTCCGCCCGGCATATCAGATCACCTCAATCTGGAAGACGTACTCCCGGTGCAGCATCCGCTGTTCGATCTGGGTGCTGTTCAGCTCCCAGGCGCTCCCGCAGTGCTCTTCCAGGATTGCCTCAACCTCCGCCGCGACCGCGTTCCCGCGCCCGACGGTGTAGACGTCAACAGAGCCTTCCCAGGCCTGATCCTGATGATGATCATCGCCGTTGTCGCTATTCGTCTGGAAGTCCAGCTGGATCGTTCCGTGATTGCCGGCGGGGCGCGTCGTCCACTCATGCTCGACAAACTCAATGTCTGTCAGCGCCATCAGCGCGGTTTTTAACTGTTCATACATCCGCGTTCCCCTCCGCTCTCTGCAGCGTCAGCTCAATGCCGTCCGCCTCCGTCACGTAGGTCCGCAGGATCTCATACCGCACACCGTCAAAAACGCAGCGCTTTTCGCCCCGGTATTCAAAGTCGTGCGCCAGGATCAGCTTCAGCTCCGGATTCAGTCCGGTCGCCCGCGCCTGGTAAACCTCCGTCTGGCCCACGCTCTTGACTGTGCAGTAGACATTCCGGCCGGTTTCCTCCGGCGCGTCAAAGATGCCGTGTGCCCGCGGATCCTCGCCGATCAACGTCACCACTCCAGCCTTCATCATCTGCAGCCACCTCCGGTGTTGTAATCGGTGTAGGCGCTCGCATGCATCAGCTGGACCTTCTGTTCGTCGTAGGCCGCCTTCAGCCGGTCCGCGTTCGGCGGGTTCCCGAAGTGCGCGGCACAGTAGGTGAAAATGGCCCGCATCGCCAGTGCGTCGTCCAGGCTGCTGGAATCAGTCACCGTGTCGCCATCGATGCTGAAATCCACCTCTCCCGGCAGAATGACGCCGGCGATCCGCAGGTCATCCGCCCCGGCCATCATCAGCAGGGCCAGTTCGCTGTCGAAGTCATCGACCGTGATCCGCAGCGCCTTCTTGCACTCGCTCAGCATCCTTTTCACCTCGCATTCTGTTAAGCCTCACCCTGAAAAACATTGTCGCGGAAGTTTTCATCCACGCTGATCCGCATGATGTGCCCGATCTTCAGCCGCGAATCGCACCAGAAGGAAAAGTCCAGTTTCTTCGCCCGGTAGCAGAAGGCCAGGTCTTCGCCCAGCCCCGCGATGGGGAAGAATGGGACTCCGTAGATACTCATCGCGTCCAGCATATCCACCCGCATCAGGACGCAGGCAAACCCGCACCCTTCCACCTCGAACAGCTGGTCCCGCGGATAATCGAAATAATTTTCCGTGTGCGGCATGTATCCCAGGCCTTCCTGCTCCACCCGGACCTCTTTATAGATGCACGGGTTGAAGGGCGGCCTTCGTCCGAAGCACAGCCCCGTCACCATCTGCTTTCCTTCGATGTCTTCCATCAGCCGCTCCAGCAGATCCGGTTCAAAGGTCATGTCCGAATCCAGCCACAGGATAAAATCATATCCGCCGGTCTTCAGCGCGTATTCCATCAGCTGATTCCGCGCGTCATATACAAGCGTGCCCTTCAGCAGCTTGATTTCCACTTCGCCGACAGGCCGGAGCGCCAGAAGGCACTCGACGAAATTGGCTTCCAACTGATCTCCGCAGGGAATCGCGATCAATGTTTTCACAGGTTCAGCTCCTTATTCAAAAGCAGCGGAGAGGCCCGAAGCCCCTCCGCCAGTGTCAGCCTTCCGATCAGGTGGACCTGATAGCGCGAACGATAGCTTTCAGATCGGCCAGCTTGCCGTCGGCCAGGGTCATGGCACGCCAGACCTTGGAACCCTTGCGGAATTCCGCTTCCTCGCTGGACTTGACTTCAATGTCCTTCGCAAAGTTGAACTTGTAGGCCTTCAGATCGCCGAAGTACACCTCATCCGTGGAGGCATTGCCGTCAACGATGCAGGGGAAGCCCAGCACGTTGTACTTGCGGGGAGCCTGAGGATCCATCACAACGACGCGGTTGCCGGTGCTGTCGGTCATGCCCAGCACTTCGCCGTAGAACAGCGCCGGAGGCATAACGAAGCTGGCGCCGTTGTGATACTGTCCGGGCAGCTTGCCGATGATCGCGGTCAGGTCCTTCCAGGTCATGGCGGCCTTGGTGTACTTGTAATCCTGGGTGGTCTTGCTGGTCTTGATGCCCAGGCACTCGCCGGAGGTGCTGCCGCTGCCGTTCAGGATGCCGGCATCGATGGCCTTTTCGATCTTGTTCGCCAGGCGGGCAACCAACCACGCTTCAAAGGCGTCAATGCTCATGGCGTCGACATCGGCGTTGATCTCGACGGTCTTGATCAGCTTGTAAGCGCCAAGCGTCACAGCCGCAAGCGCGTCAGCGCTGTCGGTAGCAGCCGTGCCCATCGCGACCCACGCGGCATCATTGACGGTATCCTCAGCGGGATAGGTCACATAGCCGGGAATATGGGTCAGATCCACAGCGGCGATCAGGGGATTCAGCTCCAGCTTATGAACGATCTCGTTCATGGTCTGGGTCGGGATCGCAGCGGTCGCGGTGACGGCAGCGCGCTCTTCAGCGGTCAGTTCCTTGCCCTGCAGTTTTTTCAGGAACGCCTCCCGATATTCGGGAGTATTTACAGCAAAACGGTTTTCCATCCTTTTATCCTCCATTTCAAAAGTTTTGATCGGGGTGTCGTTTCCCTCCGCCACCTTCCGGCGGGTTTCCTCCGCCTCTTCGGCGGCCTTCTTTCGAGCATCCAGCTCGTGGTCAATCGCGGTGATCTCCGCCTTCCGGCCTTCCAGATCCTCCGCGCTCATGCCGGCCTGTTTCTCCGGGTCGGTCATCTCGCCCAACAGCTCCGCCTTCCTGGCCTCCAGCTGTTCGGCATTCAGTTCGGTCAGGTTCATGCGTCCTGGCCCCCTTTCGTGTAGTCCTTCAGCCAATCCAGCACCGCCATCCGGCGTTCCTGTTCAGCCTGTGCGGCACGCTCTTCAGCAAGCTTAGCCTTTGCGCTCTCCAGCGAGGCCCGCGCACTCTCCAGTGCGGAGTCTTCGGCAGCTGCCTGGATGTCTGTGCCCTCATACGCGGGGAAGGTCACCGCAGACACTTCAAACACCTTGCCGATTGCG